TGCTGCATATTAAAATACAAGAAACCACATTCACTATAATTACTTCCACGACCTAGATATGACATCATACAATCGTCTTTATGAATATGTTTTTTAATCCAGTTAACATCTATTGATTTATAAAATACACTATCTGCGTCAATACAAATTAAACCATCTACGTCACTTGAACAATTATCAATAGCGTGTGTGTAAGCATAAACTTTATATGAAAATCTTACACCATCTTTCTTAAAAGATTCTACTTTTCTATGTTTATTTCTTTCTATGAATTTTTTGAGATCAGGTATTTTATCAAACATATCATCATCTTCATTATAAACAATTAAATCAAATGGCCAATTATATGTGGATTGAAATCTGTGAGCGTATTGTTTAAATAACTTATTATTCCAACTAGTGACTACTTGAATTTTCATAACCAACTTTCGCAATGTAAAAACTATCAACAATATCTGATACAGGATTACCTATCTTTTCTACATCAAATATTTTCTTCAAGTCCGTGTTTGTTTCTTTAGAAAATGATTCATACATCAAATCTTTATCAGCATTTCCTTTACCAGTTGCGCCTTTCTTAACTACACTTGGTACCACTGTTTCATAATCAATACCAAACTCTTGTAATCTATATTTTAAGATACCACAGTTTTCAGCAATTTGAAATACTGCTTGTCCTTTTGATCCAAAGGAGTAACCTTCTATGAATACTTTTTGTGTTGTATGGATTGTTTCTTTGATTGTGTCAAACGCCCAATCTGATATTTGACTAAATCTATGTATAGGTGTATTGTATTCTTTGTGTTCGAAACCAAAGATATTTTTTGACATTGGTCCAATGTATTTCTTTTTATTTGTTAAAAAGAAAAACTGACTATTTTCAAATACAAAATCTGTAGTAATACAAATGGCAGGACTTGTTAAACTATAATCAATTCCAATTATCGTCTTCGGATTCGTTTGTCCAAATTTCTTCATCTTCTAGTTCCTCTACTTCGTGTCCACAGAATGGACAAGTTAATGGTTCTAAATCCTGAACCTCTATGTCCCACTCTACTGTATATTTAGTTTCGCAACTAGAACAAGTTTTTTGTCTTTTTTCAAGCATTATAGTTTGAATTTTTTAAATTGATCCTTCTTAACATCTTGTTTGATACCACCAATCACATAACTTTCGATTTCTGTTTCTTGTGGAGCGTTTTGTGTTGATCTACTATTTAACCAATGGTCAACCCAAGGTAATGGGTTTGTCTTTTGTTCGTAAACAGGTTTTAATCCAATTGCTTTCATTCTTCTATTTGCCATATATTCTACAAATTGATGTAATAGTTTTTCTGATAAACCTATCATAGAACCTTGAGAGAACAAATAAGTCGCCCATCTCTTTTCTTCTTGTACTGCTTCATCATACATTTTATATACATCATCTTCAGTATCTTTAATTACTTTGTCCATTACTTTATCTTTTTCAATATCTCTGTAGTTATTAATTATTCTTTGAGATACTGCCAAGTGTTGACTTTCATCTCTAGCGATAAAAGATATAATCTTTGCTGAACCTTCTAATAATTTTAACTCACCAAACGCAAATGAACAAGCGAAAGATACATAAAATCTTAAACCTTCTAATATGTTTACAGTCACTATAGCTTTCCATAACTTCTTCTTTAAATCATATTCATCAACTTTAGTTTTATCTAAATGCCATCTATGACCTGTTTCAATTAAATCATCATAACATTGTGTAACTGATTGTGCTCTTTTCTCTATCTTTTCGTCTTTGATAATAGTATCAAATACATCACTAGGATTAGAATATAAGTTCTTAATGATGTATGTATAACTTCTACTATGGATAGTTTCCATAAAGTCCCAAGTTACAATACAACCTTCTAATTCTGGTAAAGAACAAAATGGTAAGAATGCCAAACAAGGACCACGACCTTGTACACTATCTAACATAGTTTGATATTTTAGATTAGATGTAAAGATTGCCTTTTGTTCTGGTCTTAAATCTGCGTAATCGTTTCTATCTTTTTGTAACGATACTTCTTCTGGTCTCCAAAAATAACCTAGTTGTTGCTGTGTTAACTTGTCAAACAAAGGATACTTCATAGTATCATATCTTTGTACTGCCAAGTCTTCACCAAAAAACATTGGTTGTTTTAAAAAACTGACATCTTTACTTTTATTAAAAACTGATCTAGCCATTGCGTTTATTTATTACTTTCTTATATTGTACAAGAATCACAGTTTTCTGGATCCTCATCTTCTTCTGGTTTGTCCTCGGGCACATTATCATTGAAACCTACTGGATGCGCAGGTTCGTCAATATCTTTTTTAGCATCATATGTGTTTTGATAATATGAAGTCTTCCAACCTAATCTATAAGTTGTTAATAAGTCTTGTGCCATTTGTGATATTGGCACTTGGTTATCTTCAAAGTGTTCAGGATTGTATGACCAGTTACCAGAAATTGCCTGATCAAAATACTTCTGCATTACAGCAACAATATTAATATATCCTTCATTTGATTTCATATCCCACAATAAAGTATAATTGTTCTTTAATTTTCTATATTCTGGTACCACTTGTTTTAGTGGACCTTTTTTAGATTTCTTAACACTTAAATAATCTCTAGGTGGTTCAATACCGTTAGTAGCATTTGAAACCACACTAGAGGATTCAGATGGCATTTGAGCAGAGAGTGTGCTATGTCTTAATCCATGCTCTTTGATTTCTTTCCTTAACCACTCCCAATCATAAGTTAGATTTCTGGTTACAACCTCGTCTACCTCTTTCTTGTAAGTGTCTATTGGTAAGATACCATCAGAATATTTTGTTCTATCAAAGTATTCACATTTACCTTTTTCTTTTGCAACTTGAACACTTGCTTTTAATAGATAATATTGAAATGCTTCTGTTAACTTATCTACTTGTTTCCAACCCATCTTTTGTTCGTATGAGTAACCTTTTTTCGCAAGATAGTGAGCAAGACCAATATAACCTATACCTAAACTTCTTCTTGCCTTTGTAGATATTTCTGCTGCCTTAACTGGATATTGTTGATGGTCTATGATTTCATCTAATCCTCTAACAGCAATCTCGCATAGTTCTTCTAATTCATCTCTTTTGTCTATTGTACCTACATTGATCGCAGATAAAATACATAAAGCGATTTCACCTTCACCATCAATGTGTTGAATTGGGTCTGTTGGTAAAGTAATCTCTTGGCAAAGATTTGACATTCTAATTAAATCTTTAAATGATGAGTGAGAATTACAATGATCTATATTCATAATATAGATACGACCTGTTTCTGCTCTTTCTTTTAAGATGTCCATAAACAATTCTTGTGCGTTTACTTTCTTTTTCTTAATAGATAATTTTCTTTCTGCCTTTTCATAAAGTTCGTCAAACTCTGGTGTTCCCCAAGCTTCATATAGTTCAGGTACTTCGTGTGGTGAAAATAAAGTTATCTCACCCTCTTGTATAAATCTTTCGTAAAATAATTTTGAGATTTGAATTGAGTAATCTAATTTTCTAACTCTATTATCTTCTGAACCTTTATTGTTTTTAAGAACAATGATGTCTTCTATTTCTTGGTGCCAGATCGGAAAGTGAACAGTTGCCGAACCGCCTCGTACTCCGTTTTGAGTACAGCACTTAACAGTTGCTTCAAATTTTTTGAGGAAAGGGATAACACCAGTGTGTTGTACTTCACCTCCTCTAATACGGCTGTTGATAGCTCGTATTCTTCCAGCGTTGATTCCGATACCTGCTCTTTGCGCAACGTAACGCCCAATAGCCATATCAGAGGAAAAGATACTAGGTAAAGTATCATCAGTATCAACCAAGACACAACTAGCATACTGCTTAAGAGGAGTCCGTACCCCAGCCATAACGGGAGTAGGAATATTAATTTTAAAAGTCGAAATAGCGTCATAATATTTTTTAACATAAGTCATTCTCTTTTCTTTTGGATAGTTCATAAAGACAGATGCAGCAATCATCATATACATAAACTGTGGTGTTTCAAATATTTCACCATTACTTCTGTCTTGTACCAAATACTTGTCAATCACTTGTCTTAAACCAGCGTATGTAAAAGTATAATCTCTTTCGTGGTTTAACCAATTTTCCATTCTATCAAAATCTTTCTTTTGATATTTTTCTAATAGTTCTGGATCGTAGATTTTTTTGTCAACTGCTTTTTGTACGTGTTCGTAAATATGTGGATGGTCCCATAGTCTTCCGATAACT